CGGCTTACATCTGGGCGAGGAAGTCTTGCAAATATCGCTGGAGTAATCGTTTGGACATTTGACCAAAGAATATTAAAGCGTGCATTTGGGTTGGTTTTGTTGCGACTATCGTCTTTGTACTTCTTTAAAATCTTATCAACACGAGCTTCCCAGAGCTTATAACTACGCTCATAGGACATAATGCGGTTGTACCAATCTTCGTAGCTATGCGCTACCTCGCCTCTTAATTCAGACATAGAAAGCCTTATGAGAAGTTGCCTACAGCAATTACGCTAGAACCTGCGCCAGTTGTTACTTTCCAAGGGCCATTTAATGATTGAGCCTCAACAGTAATAGAATATACGCCTAAAGGTGCTACAGGCGGTACTAACAAATAAGAAGTAGAGCCGTCAATAATAGTGACTGAGCTTGTGGCAGAAGTAGTTACGGTAGCAATAACACGCACTAATGTGTCGCCTACTGCGCCTGAACCGCCTAAAACTTGAGCAGTTGTGGAAGGGGCTACATATTCGTATGTTGTGCCAAATGGTTGTTGTATGCCTGACATTTAAATTCTCCTGTTGTTTGTGGTATTTTTAATATCCCACATATCGTTTAAAGTTACATCTGTTTCGCCCACAAACAAGCCTTTAATAGGCTCATCCTTGGTCATTATCTTTTCTTCCACTCGCCAAGCAACCGCTGCCATTCTGAAAGCATCTGCAGCATGACTTGTCCAGTCGTGACGAGGTTTATCTCTAAACACTTTCCTATCTTCGTCATACTCTCTTTGATACTGTCGTAATGACTCGATACCATCCTGACACCTTTCTGCGTCAAACCAAGACTTCATCAGCGCCATACGAGTTGCTTGAATTCCGTCTTGAAGTCCTAAATTTGGGACAATTTTCATTGATTCTAACGGAATTTTAACAGAAAGTTGTTCAATTATTGACTTTCCACCACTTGCTAGAGTTTTTGCCCTTGCGTCATGGGGCAGATAATGTATGCCATATTCATAGCCAAACTCTGCTTGTTTAGCTTGAATTAGTCCTGTATAAAAAGGGACTGGCTGACCATTGCTTCCATGGTAGTCAAGGAAACGAATTTCTCCCCTGACAACTTGCCACCACCAAATGCTTGTATCGTCTGAATAACCCAAGTCCCAGCTTGTATTAACTTTATACATTGGGTCGTAATCAACCTTGGTAACTCTGCCACCATCGGTAAGCTGGCGCATCTCTTTGCCATAATAAGCACCCAAAATAGCTGACTCAAAGTCACACTCAAACTCTTGTAAGTATTGGTCTTGCGTCATGGACTTGGCGGCATCTTCCAATTCTTCTGGCGGCAATAAGCCGGTCTGACTAGCTCTTAAGGTCTTGGCATACCAATCGGAAGATTTGGTGGCGTTATTGTATATGTCCCAAAAGGCATTATGACCTTTGGGCGTTCCAATGAAAACTGCCCAACCGAGTCTGTCTGCCAACAAAGGCCGAATAATCTCGCCCCAAATACGAGGGCGCATATCTGCATACTCATCTAGGACAATCCCATCAAGGTATAGACCACGTAAAGAGTCAGCATTATCAGCACCAAACAAACGAATCCTTGCGCCATTTATTAGTTCCACCCATAGTTCAGATTGATTAGCTTTAGCCATTACAGGATTACTAAATCTTAACAAGTAGTCCCAGGCGATATTCTTGGCTTGGCTGTAATATGGTGCAACATAAGCGTATCTGCCGTCTTCTTTGCCCTCTATTAGTGCCTTATAGATGAGTTCATTGATACAAGAGACAGTTTTTCCACATCTTCGGTGAGCAACTATAACTGCCCAACGCTCTTTTCTTTCGTGAAATTCTAGGAATACATCTCTAGGCTTATAGTCTAGTTCAATCTCTATTTCTTCCAAGACACCACCATGCGTTGTGGGGCTTTCTCATCGCCTACTACTTCAGTCCTAGCAAGTTTAGGTACATGGTATTCCATGACAGTCTGAAGCATACCAAAAGCCTTCTCAGGGTTTGGCGCAACTATGTATTTACCTTCTTCGTTTTGTATGCCATCAGCGACGCTTTGTAGCCACTCTTGCATTTTGTGTGTATTGCTATCAACAAACTTAGCAATAGCCTCACGAGCCATCGTAGTGCTTTTATTAGGCACTCCAGGCTTTCTACCAGCCCTATTTAGGTTGTCTTCAACAGATTTCGACAGTTTTTTGTCCATACATTCTCAAGTGATTGATTTGTAAGGCTAAATTGTAATACAGAATTTAGAATGGGTCTTTTACTACTTTATTCATTTCTTTAATCAGCATATCTCTACGCTTATTACGCTTCTTTTCATTCTTTTCTAGCGTGGACTCTTTATGTTCTCTCAATAAAGCATCTTTTTGCTTGTATTCGTGTTTCATGTGTTTCATTTGTGAAACTTCTCCAACTCTAAAGCTAATCTAGCCCTACGACCTTCTTTGCCTTTTGCTTTGGCGGCTTTTTCTAGCTTACCTTTAGGAATGGTGTCGCCTTCTTTAACGCCTAATTCTTTCTTTAGTGCGCCTTTATGCTTGATAGCGCCAGCAATCCAGTTAGCCATTATTCTCTTTCTTTAGCAATACGAGCCATTAACTTTTCTTTGGCGGACTTTTTAATAGTCTTTTGTTCTGCTTCGTCAGGCGTATCTTGGTAGTTCTCATGCTTGTCGTAAGCAGCTTTAATAGCTTCCTTACGCTTTTTAGCCTTAGTTACTGAAGACTCAAAAGACTTTCCGTCTTTCTTTTCAATTTCCATGTCTTTTTTAGGCATTGCTTTCATATTAGGCTTTCATGTGCTTTTTGAGGGACATTTCTACGGCATCTTTGTGTTGCGCTTCTTTTTTGCCCAAAACTTTGCCATAGGCTTCTTCTAACTTTGCTTTTCGCTTACCTTTAGCATTATCTCGTTCTACATTAAGTGCAATCGCTACGGCTTGTTTGCGTGGCTTTCCTGCTGCTTCTTCAGCTTTAATGTTTTTGCCTACACTTTTGGCGCTGCCTGATTTATCTAACGGCATGGTAATTCCTTTCAAAGTTCGTACAATTTTAATACATCTATAGCTTCTTCGCATGAATTTACCCTGTGTAATGGCCCACCTTGCCAACCAGCAAATAGCTTAATTTGTAAAGGAGTTAGCGTTTTAGACTCCCCATCCTTAACCTCGAGTAGAATTGTGGTGTCGTTGTAGGCGCACAATAAATCTGGAATTCCTCCTCCAACTGTGTGCAAAAGAAATACATCTGCACCATAATCTCGTAGTGCTTTTACAACATCCTTTTGATTTTTATCAACTTTTTTAATATAAGACATAATTGTATGTTAGTGTTCTTTTACTTGTTAAGGGGAATTTAATGTACCATTTAAGCGATGAAGAATGGATTGCAGTCTGGAAAGAATGTGGTTCAGCCGTTGTAATGGCAACAAAAATAGGTGTTAGTCAGCGTTCAGTATATAACAGAAGAAGGTCAATAGAAGCAAGGCATAAGATTGAATTGCCTTCAGTAGATGACCAGCGTTTTGACCAATTAAAGAAGATTGCACAGACTACAGGACATACTCGTAGGGGTATGGATATAGAAAAAGGCAGAGTCATTGTATTTAGTGATGCGCACTTTTGGCCTGACGATACCACCACAGCCTTTAAAGCCCTCTTAGAGATGATTAAAGAATTTAAACCTACCGCAGTAGTCTGCAATGGCGATGCGCTGGATGGAGCTAATTTAAGCCGTTTTCCACGCCAAGATTGGAATAAAGTACCAACTGTCAAAGAAGAATTAGAAGCCTGTCAATATTACTTAGGTGAAATTGAAGCAGTTTCTAAAGGTGCTAAATTGTTTTTTCCCCTAGGAAACCATGACCAGCGTTTAGAAATGTCTATTATTGCTAATCTTCCTACCTTTGAAGGTGTACATGGGACAAGTCTTAAAGACTATTTTCCGATGTGGCAACCTTGTTGGTCATTTTGGGTCAATGAAGATACTTGTATTAAACATCGGTGGAAGGGCGGTTGGACTGGTGGTAGGAATAATGCTGTAAATAGCGGTGTCAATATGATTACAGGTCATACCCATGTTTTATCTTCCATACCATTTAATGATTACAACGGCACACGCTGGGGGGTACAGACAGGTACATTAGCCGACCCTATGGGACAACAATTTGCCTATACTGAAGATACTCCTAAAGATTGGAATAGTGGCTTTGTAATGCTATCGTTTGACCATAGCAAAATGCTTCAGCCCGAGATTATTCGTGTATGTGGTGAAGATGCTGTAGATTTTCGTGGAAAAATACACAAAGTATGAGGCTGACATCATCGGTTATTAAAAACCTATACGCTTCTCTTTATTGTTGTTATCCATTTACTAAATGGAATATGCCATTGCCAGAAGAAGTAGAGTTTATTGTGACTTCTGACCTAGAAACAATGGGGACTTATTTATACAACACAGAAGAAGATTATGAGCATTGCATTACTATATCTTCTGCCAGATGTGGTCATTTCTATACAGTATTAACCACTTTAGCCCATGAATGTGTACACATGAGTTTTCATCGGCAAAAAGGTGATAAATGGATGCAACATGGCAAACCATTTAGGACTCGTTGCAAAATGGTGGCACACGAATTAGGGCTTGATGGCCC